CTTCAAGAGTGTCGTTACGGTTTGCGTGGAGCAGAGATGATGGGGCCAGTAGCCCGTCTCTCCTACGTGTGCCGCAAATGCCCATGCAATTTGCACAATTCTTTGTGTAATCGCCATTTGTGTTTACCCAAATTCAAATTACCAGATGATATGCCCTATACCACCATCTTCAGCGAAGCTATCGTGTTCTACAACCGCGATTTGAAGCGGCTAGTTGTGGAATATGATAGGAAAGTACCTGAGGTTTATGCTAATTGGTGGAGTAAGTGGGGTGAAACAAAGAGGCAACAGATCCTCAAAGCTCTCAGCCAAGACTTGGAGTATCGACCAGATCGAGTGTCAACTTTTATCAAACGTGAAAACAATATGTCGTTCCCATCAAAAGCTAGATCCATACAGGGTTATAAGGACTTGTCGGCCCAATTTTTGACGGCTAAACCTGTGACAGTGGCCCAAAAGGCCTTTGCTGCAGTTTATGGCGTGCACCATTATGAAGATGGTATTGGACTGACATTTGCGTCCGGCCTTGATTGTGCCACCCTGGGTGATTGGATGACGACGACTATGTCATTGTTCCCAAATGCTTACTTTTATGAACGTGATGGTAAGAATTGGGATTCAACCATGTTATCACAACACTTTCATCTCAAATTTTTTGTGGAGAATGAGATGATTAGTGATTCAGCAGCTCGTGAAGCTCTGTTGAAAGGCCAGTTTGTTAAATGCCGCGTCCGCTGGGGTGACAATGAGGTTGTTATCAAGTATCAATCTTCATGGACGGTCAAGAGCGGACACAACGATACAAGTCTCGGCAATAGCATTATTAATGCTGCCGTCGCGATTCAAGCCGCCCGTACATTGGGTTATCCCGTGCGTATCCTGGTCATGGGTGACGATGTGCTCGTCGCCAGCCAGTCAAAGATAGATGGCGAGAAGTTTTCCGCCATTGAGCGGCAATGCGGAATAACCCCAGAGTATGCTGTATTTCAGGACCCGTTGAAGGTCACCTTCGTGTCTCAGTGGTTTTATCCCACCGGTCGCGCTGACCATAGGTATTTCACCGGTCCCAAACCTGGGCGTATACTAGGTAAACTATGTTGGAGCGTTACAAAAATACGGGAGCGTGATCGAAAAGCATGGGTACATTCAGTTGTTATGGGCCTTTGGTCCATCTGTCAACATATTCCTGTCATCCGCGCATTTCTCGAGCGAATAGATGACTTGGCAGACACTGAAAAAATAGTGGCGACTCAAAAGTACGATAAGTATTTCCGTTGCGCAGTGCAGGTTGATGAGGAGACGGTCATGGACGCGTTTTGCGACAGATATTCAATAAGTCGCTCAGAGGTGTTCGAGCTAGAGGATTATTTGCGAGGTATACCTGATCTCATGGTATTCCTAGCTCATCCCCTAATAGACCACATTATATCCGTGGATACTGCTGACCCAGCTGAGCGGTTTAGCGCCGCGGGAGTTTTACACTGGGCTTAGTAAACTCTACCGCTATCGCAAATCGTTGGTGCCATTCGTTAAAATAAGAGACCAACCCTGCCTTCTGCTAC